CAGCCTTGATGCCCGAGCCAGCCTCGATGTCCCAGCCAGCCTCGATGCTATCGCCAGCCTCGATGCTATCGCCAGCCTTGATGTCCCAGCCAGCCTTGATGCCCCAGCCAGCCTTGATGCCCGAGCCAGCCTCGATGCCCGAGCCAGCCTCGGCGAGAATTCGTCCGGCGGCCATCAGCGATCCGGTAAATTTCACACATCCAAGTCCGGCAGGGATATGGATGTGACCAGAATAGTTGGAGACGTCTGGGCCTGAGTACAGTCCGTTAACGACCATGTCGGTCGTGATCTGTAAGATTTCCATTTGATGAATTCCTTTGTCTTGTTATTGAGTAGGAGTCACTTCACACGCCCAGCCTCGCGCACGGCGCGCTTGTAAAGCCTGCGGATGTCGTCAAACAAATCCGATCTCATCTTGGCGTTCATGGCCGTTTCAGTGGTGATCGCATTGCGAGACGCTTCAAGATGAAGAATCTGCGCCAGCAAATCACCGCCAACAATCTGGGCCGACTGAACTTCAATCACCGTCGGATGATAGGGCGTGTAACACTTTGAAACCTTGGTCATTTGATCGGGTCCAGAGCCTCAATCCGAGACAGAAGATTGGTGATCTCATCCGCAGACTGATAACGAACCACGTCTGCGGTAATGGGCATCTCATAACAAACCGTATAGCTGTTTCGAGAGCGACCCTTGATGACGGCCAGTTCAAACCGACCATCAACACCAAGGTCGTTGACCACACTCGCGCCATAACCATTGGGGAAAAACACAACGGCATGAAAGAAAGCGGGCCGGACTTCTATAAATTTTAAGTCGGAAAACATCATTGCAATTGGCCTTTTTTCTTTTTCTTTCTCTTCTTGAAGACAGAATAAGATGCTGTCAAGCGCCATCGTTTTTGATCGGCAAAACAAGCCGAAAAAGCATGGCGAAAAGCCAAATCAAACCCATCATAAGGCGAGCCGCCGTGTAGGCCACGGTAAAGGCGCAAGCGGCCAAAAGACAGATGAAAAGGCAAAATCCGATCAAGGATCGCATCAGATAATCCTCCAGACGCGGCAGCCGCCGTTTACGTCCTGTTTGATATAGAGAACGCGATCAGGATGGTTTCGCACAAACCACTGGTTGGGGTTGGTCAGACGATGTCTGATCTGGTTTTCCCAGCCGTGAACCCAAAAGGATTCCCCAGGCTCAAGAGAGGTGGCTTTCAGGACCCACGGGCCAGGGGTGCGGGGTCGAATTTCACGGTCGATGGTCGGTGGGCCAGGGGCCTTGGGTGATGCCAGCGCATCCTCAGGAATAGGCACGTCCTTCGTTTTTGATGAATGGGCGAGTTTTTTCATGCCTTTCTCCAAACGCGGGTTCCACCAAATTCAGCAGCAATCACCAGCTGACGATCCGGAAAGGTGCGCCGGAACCAGCTGTCCGAAGCGGTCAAGGTGCGACGGGCGTAAGGCGCTCGTTGATGCGTCCAGAAACTTTCTCCGGGATCAAGGTTCACCACGGCGCGGGCCAGTTGGCCGGGACCTCGACCACGGCATCCGGAAAACACCGGGATGGGTACAGAGGCGGTTTTGGGGGTGATCATTTATTTTTCGGTTTTCCTTTCGATGGGTACGCTTACGCGAAAAAAGGTGGTTGGTCAAATTAAGTCGAGGGGTTGAGGGGGAGGGGATTTGGAAAGGGGACAGTGGGCTTTTGGCGGACCACTTATTTTCTTATAAACAGACCCCGTTTTGGGAGGGCAACTCAAAAAAAATAAAAAGCCAAGGATTCCAAAGAGATATGAGTGCTCTGGAAATTCTCTAAACCAAACCATTTTCTTACCCCCTATTTCATCTGTAGTGGGTAAAAAGTATATATATAAGATGTAGATAAGGGGGAGAGGGTAAGGAAACGCACTAGCTGTTTATAGTTTGGTTTAGAGAATGGTTTTTTAAGTGACTTGCGGCGGACTTGCGGCGGGGTGATATTGACCCTCAATCGCTTGGGCGCATCAAAGGTTTTCTTTTTCAATGGCTAGGACGCCAGCCAAACCAAAGCCTGATGGCGAGAAGCTGTCAAAAAGGGCCGTGGGTCGGCCAACCATTTTTTCAAAAGAAATCACCGATGAGATTTGCAGGCGCATGATTTGCGGTGAAACGCTTTTGAAAATTTGCAAAGACCCGAAAATGCCAGCCAGACCGACCGTGGCGATGTGGTTGGTCGATCAAAGAGAAGCCTATAAAGAATTCCATCAGGCATACGCGCGCGCGAGGGAAGGTCTTGGCGACCATATGTTTGAAGAGGCGGCAGAAATCGCAGACGACGGAAAAGCTGATTACAAACTGACGGGTCGCAATGGGGACGTGATTGCGGTTGATAACGAGGTCGTACAAAGATCAAGGCTTAGGGTCGACGTTCGATTAAAAATGGCCGCTCACTTGAATCCGGCTCGTTATGGCGAAAACAAGCGGATGAACGATTCAGACCCGGACACTACTGTAAAATTCTTGATCGAAGGCGGTTTGCCCAGTGCCTGAATACCGCGTCACTTTGCCCACGCTGCACGTCGATCAGGTCCGCGCCTACAAGCTGAAGGTCGATCGCCGGGGCGGCGAATGGGACCAGAACGCGGGCGGAAGGCTCAAGGCCATTCGTTGCGGTCGTCGTTGGGGGAAGACTGCGTTTGACGCCACCTGGGCCGCTGACGGCGCTCTGCGAGGGGAGTACGTCGGTTGGTTCGCCCCCGACTACAAAACCATCTCCGAGGTCTACGAAGAAATCCTGGACATCCTCGATCCGGTGAAAAAGGCATCGTCCAAGACGGCGGGCGTTATTCGCACGATAAACAATGGCCGCGTCGATTTCTGGACGCTGGACAACGATCGCGCGGGGCGATCGCGTAAATATCATCGTGTCGTGGTTGATGAGGCGGCGTTCACGAACAACGCCAACATGATGGATATTTGGAAGCGGTCGATATTTCCGACGCTCCTGGATTATGGCGGCAAGGCTGTCGTCACCAGCAACACCAATGGCGTCGATGCCGAGAATTTTTTCTGGCGCATTTGCAATCAACCAGAACACGGCTTCATTGAGTACCACGCGCCCAGCTGGAACAATCCCACGATCCCGGCCCGTTCTCCTGGTGAGAGCGAAGAAAGCTACATCGCCCGTCGCGATGAAATTTTCGCCGACTTGAAGGCGAAAGAACACCCCATGGTGTTCGCCCAAGAATACGCGGCTGAGTTCGTCGACTGGTCGGGCGTGGCGTTCTTCGATCTGGACAAGTTGTTGGTCGAAGGCCAGCCGGTTGAGATGCCGGATCGGTGCGATGCGGTCTTTGCGGTCATGGATACCGCCACCAAAACGGGATCGGGGAACGACGGAACTGGCGTCACTTACTGGGCTAGAAACCGCCTAACCGGTCAGCCATTGATCCTTTTGGATTACGATCTGGTGCAGATCGAAGGTGCTCTTTTGGAGACATGGCTCCCGACCATCCTGCAGAATCTCGAAACCCTGGCCAAGACCTGCGGTGCCCGAATGGGCTCCCTTGGCTCTTTCATCGAGGACAAAGCCAGCGGTGAAATCCTGCTGCAGCAGGCCCGGCGTCGCGGTCTTAAAGCCACCGCCATTGATTCCCGGCTAACGGCTTTGGGGAAGGACGAACGCGCTCTGTCGGTCAGCGGCTATCACTATCGGGGAGAGGTAAAAATCGCCCGACAGGCTTACGACAAGGTTTTCATGTTCAAGGGCGCGACCCGCAATCACCTGATCTCTCAGGTCACGTCTTTCCGCATTGGGGACAAAGACGCGGCCAAGCGGGCGGATGACTTGCTGGACGCTTACTGTTACGGTATCGCGCTCGCTCTGGGCGATAAAGGGGGCTTCTAGGTGTCTGCGATTTCCTTGAACGGTGCCTCCCTTGGCAACGCCCTAAACACCCTGTTGACGGCCTCTGATTTGCAACCGGGCGATGACCCGTCCTACGAACTTTGCAAAACGATCTATAGCTATCATCCTCTGGGCGCGAAGCTGGCTGATTTTCCAATCGCCATGGCCCAAAGCAAGCAACGCAAGATCAGTGTTCCCAAGGGTCCGCAGGAAACGCTGGTTGAGGCGTTTGTATCCGAATGGCAAAAGATCGGCGCTGACCGCCATATTTTCAACGTGGCTCGATTGGCCCGCGTCTATGGCGTGTCTTCCATCGCCCTTTTGACGGAACAGGTTCCGTCGTCCGATCCTGTTGATTACGACAAGCTGGCCGACTTGGACATTGGCTTCAATGTGCTGGACCCGCTCAATACCGCCGGATCGTTGGTCCTGGATCAAAACCCAAATAGCGTGGACTTTCAAAAGGTCCACGGCATCGCCGTGTCCGGCCAGAGCTATCATCGCAGCCGAACCGTCACGCTGCTAAACGAAGACCCGATTTACATCGAATATACGACGTCGGCCTTCGGCTACGTCGGGCGATCGGTTTATCAGCGCGCCCTGTATCAGCTGAAGTCGTTCATCAACACCCTGATCACTGACGACATGATCTCGCTGAAGTCTGGCGTTTTGATCGCCAAGCTGCAGCAACAATCTTCCGCGATCGACCGCATGATGGCCAGCGTTGCCGGTCAAAAGCGCGAGATGGTCAAAGAGGCCCAGACCGGCAACGTCATCTCGATCAGCGTCGATGAAACGGTCGAGTCCCTGAATCTGCAAAACATCGACGGCGCGTATGGCATGGCGCGCAAGAACATCATCGAAAACATCGCTTCAGCGGCGGGCACTCCGTCCAAGATCATTTTGAGCGAGACGTTCGCGGAGGGCTTCGGAGAGGGCACCGAAGACGCCAAACACATCGCCCAATATATCGATCGCATCCGCGAATGGATGCAACCGGCCTATGAGTATTTTGAGAAGATCGTTCGCTATCGCGCCTGGAACCCGGATTTTTATGAGCGCATCCAGAACGAATTCCCGGAATACAAAAACATAGACTACAAGACCGCGTTCTACGATTGGACCAATTCATTTGCCGCCGAATGGCCGTCTCTCCTAGAGGAGCCAGACAGCGAAAAGGTCAAAGTGGCCGAAGTCCAACTTCGCGCGATCATCGCCATGATCGAGGTTCTCGCGCCCATGATCGATCCGGAAAACAAGGTGGAAGTTCTCAAATGGGCGGCGGATAATTTTAACGCCCTCAAGATCATGTTCAAGACGCCGCTGAATCTGGATTTTGATTCTTTGATGGAGTTCGCCCAAAGCCAGCCCCCGGTTCAGGAATCTCCGGAAAAGGAACCCTCGGCTCCTCGCCCTTTCTCTGATTCCCTTGTGCAGCTGTCAGAAGCGGTTTCGCGCCTCCCCTCTCGCCACAGAAACCCGATCAATGGCGATTCTTGATCCGAACCGTCTGACAGCCATTCAACTGGCCATAGACGGACTTTCCGCTCGATTTGAAATTCGGGCCGATGCCGAGTGGAAAGAGGGCGATCACCCAAGAGCCAAAAACGGGCAATTTGGCTCGGGTGGCGGCTCCTCAACTTCGAAGAAGAACAGCGGCGACCCCCAATCGGCTCCCCAATATGCTGGTTTGGTTAATCAAAAGCCACCGCCGATCTTCCGAAACCGTCTCAGGTCAAACAACCTTTCGGGTCTTGGGAACAAGCATCGAAAATGGGGGAAGTTGGTCATAAACAATTTTCCAGCTTGTTGAACAAAGTCGCGGAAAAAATGAACCTTTCGTCTGGAACTCATCCAGACGAAATGAACAGGTCGCAACTTTCAAAATGGGAAAATGACGGGAAAAATTACCTATACATTGCCCCAAACAAAAGTGAGAGCCGCGCCGCAGAAAAAGTTCACAAGGAATACGACGGAGACTGGTCAAAGCTGAAAGACATGGTCCGTGCGACGATCGTCGTCGACGATATGAAGGCCATGGGAACGCTGCCAGCCGCGCTTTCGTAGACATAGACAACGGCAGATGCTTTCTTGCTGGCAACCTTGCGAGAGTTGGCGGGGATGTAAAATTCGCGAGACTGGGCCATAATGCGCTCCTTCCAGGAATGGTTGGCTTCATCTCCTCTCCAGGAGATATCTCTAATCTAAACCTCGACCCGGTTTCGTCAATAACTATCTTTCTATTTTTTCGGAAAAAGTGAGCGATGGCCACAAACGAACGGCGCGGTTTTTACGAGGTCATCACTGACGCCGTGCGCGATCTTTCCGAACACGGCTTTGATAGCGTTGAGCGTGTGGCCTATTGGCAAATGCGCATCAAAGAAGCCGCCGAAAAGTTCATGGGTTCGACGAACCAAATGGAAGAAACACTCCGCGAAGGACTGGCTTCCGTTTACCGCCAGCTGGTCGAACGGCAAGGGGCGTTGAAATACCATCCCGGCGTTGCGCGTTTCGTACTGGAGAAATTGCAACCTCAACTGCGGACCGAATTGAACCGCCGCATCATGGCCTCGGCTGACCTGATCAAGTTGAACCGTCAACAGGCCATTGCCAAAACTCTGCAGCGTTTCAGCGGTTGGGCATCGTCCATTCCTCCTGGCGGATCGGATAACGTCGACAAGGTCGAAGAGAAGGCCACGATCAGGAAGGCCCTAAAGCAATTGCCATTCGAAGAGCGTCGGGTGCTGATCGACCAAGGCCACAAGCTGACCGCCTCAATCAACGAAACCATCGCCCGTGACGGTGGGGCCATTGCCATCAAATGGCGCTCCAACTGGCGGCAACTGAACTACAACTACCGGGAAGACCACAAAGAACGCGACGGGCATATTTACTTGCTCCGCGATTCATGGGCGAAGAAAGCCGGTCTGGTTAAACCCGACGAAAACGGATACTATGACCAGATAACGGCTGTCGGGGAGGAACCCTTCTGTCGTTGCTTCGGGGTCTATATCTACAATTTGGGCGGTCTCCCTGCTGAAATGCTGACGATCAAGGGCAAGGAAGAACTTGAGCGCGTCCGTGCAGCTATGAAGGCCCTGTAATGAGCGACGAAACTTTGCGCGCTAAGGGTAAGAATCCAGAGGGCGGTCTTAACGAAAAAGGCCGTGAGATGGCCAAGGCCCAAGGCCATGACCTGAAGCGCCCCGTTTCGTCAAAACAGGCGGAAGACAGCCCGACTGCCGCAAAGCGCCGCGCCTCCTTCAAGGCCCGCATGTGTGGCATGAAGAAAAAGATGACCTCAAAGGCCACGGCTGAAGACCCCAACAGCCGGATCAATCTAGCCCTGAAAAAGTGGGACGTTCGCTGTAGTGATTCCGACAGTGAATATAATTCCAAGCTAGACGCGGTTCTTGCCGCCTGCCATCAATTGAACCAGCGCGCCGACGCAATTCACGCGCGACGATCATTTAGCCTCAAGAAGCGCAATTTGGACGGCGCTGACAAAGCTGACTCGGCTTGGGAAGACGGACATCGTCTGAACGCCAAAGACCAACGCAAAGGACGCTCCTGATGCCCCTCGAATCCGGCTCTTCGCAAAAGACGATCAGCAAGAACATCGCGACTGAAGTGCGCGCGGGCAAGCCGGTGAAGCAGGCGGCGGCGATTGCCTATTCGAAGGCGCGCGGCGATGCCGCCCCCGTCTACAAAATCCCAGGCATGGCGAAGTCTATGCAGCACTATTCTCGCCGGGAATTGGAGGCTATGCGCCGTTTGCTGATGAAGCAAAGCGAGGAGGCCAAGTCTTCGGGGGACATGAACAAGCGTTACGAACTTCTTGGCTTGGCCTCCGCGATCTTGGAGCACCTCGGACAGCGGGCCGATGCTGGAACCCTGACCACCCGTGGCATGGTCGAGAGCCGCAAGGAACTGCGCGGCGACGCCGCCCCCAAGTCCAAGCTTGACCGCATCGACGACGCTCTGGTGATGCTGGGCAAGCGCATGGATCGTATGGAATCCAAGCGCAAAGATGCGGCCCAAAAGTTCGGCGGCAACAAAGACAGCTTGATGCTCCTTCGCCGCCTCTACCAAGAGGAACTGGCGTCCTCGCGCAAGGAAGGCAAGAAACAGGCGGAAGCCTATTTCAAGCGCGCGATTTCCGATATCAACCAAGAGATTAAGGAACTTCGTTCCGACAGTCAGGAAGAATCCGCCAAAGCCAATCTGACTCGCGACATCAAGGCCCTGGCCATGAAGGACGCTGATGAGCCGACCGCGCTGGCCGAAGCCTTTCTGCGTTTGGTCACGCGCGAATATCCAAGAAAGTACGACGCTTTCAAAAAGGCTCTGGGATCGAACACCAAAGTCACCAAAGCCCAAGTTGAACGCGCCGCCAAGGCTGCTGGAATTTCCGCTTCTAATCTGATCGGCAGTGAGATTTGGAGAAATGCCGACGGCAAGCGATCCGACGCCGACGTTTATTCTGAGGTCATCAAGGCTGCGAAGAAGCCCGCCGCGACCGCGAATGAGGACCACAAGGAACTTGCCTCTCTGACCAAGGCCGCGAACGAAAAGGCCGAAGAGCACGAGCGCAATTTCAAGGGCAAGGAGCGTTCGGACGATGCCGAATATCGCGTCGGCCAGCGTGCGGATGCCGGTTCTTTCCACGTCTATTATCGCAACAAGAACTCTCAAATTTGGGGCGTCGATAAATTGCCCACGCAAGCCGAAGCATCGGCTATGTTGAAAAAGCGCCGGGCTCAAGGTTACGTCGCCAAGCTGGGCGATGCTCCTATTCGCAAGGATGCCGCTCTCGCCTTCTCCGTCAAATACAAGATGAAAAAGGCCGACCCGAAAATTTCGGTGGCTCAGTATGCGTCCAAAGAGGACGCCGAAAAGTTTTTGGCATCAATCCGAGCCAAAGGCGGCAACGGCATTGTGACGGGCAACGCCAAGGCCGACGCCGATCTTTTTTCATCGGGTCAAATTGACCAGTTGAAGTCGGAATTTTCCAAGATCGAAAAAATCGACCCTTCGAATCCGGCTTACAAGGGCATCATCTCTCTGTTGAATCGCGCTAGTCAGCCTCAACTGAAGCAACTTGCCGAGGCCAATATCCGGTTTGTCAGCAACCTTGCCCGCAATCGCGTGAAACGCTCCGACGCCTTGGCCAAACCTCAATCAAAGCCCGGCGTGAAGCAAGCCAGCCCGAGCAAGGCTCGATGATCAAAGCGTCTGGCATCCTCTTCCTGACCCCCGACAATCTCGCGTTGTTTACTCATCGCGGGAACGGCGGCGATCACCCCAATGAATGGGCTTTCCCCGGTGGGAAGCAGGAAGACGGCGAGACGATCGAAGAATGCGCCATTCGTGAAGCGTTTGAGGAAACCGGCTTCAAGGCCGACGTTGACCACATCAAACTCCACACGCGCGGAATTGCGGAGGCGTGCCCAGCTCCTGCAATGGCCACCGGGGAAGCTAAGGACACCCTTCCTTCCGGCGCTTCCCCGGTGCAACCGACTCCTAGCGAGTCGGTCGATTTCACGACGTATATTTGCCGGGTCACTGAATCCTTTGCCGTGACCATTTGCGACGAAAGCACTGGCTATTCCTGGGCTTCAATCGACGCGCCGCCGATGCCACTACATCCTGGTTGCGCTGTCGCTCTTGCCCGGCTGTCAATGGATGAGCTTGGGGTTGCCCGAGCCATGGCAGCCGGGCAGCTGGTCAGTCCCCAGCGATATGAAAACGTGTCCCTGTTTGCCATGCGGATCACCGGGACGGGTGTCGCTTATAGATCGTCTTTGGGCGAGTTCGTTTTCCGCGATCCGTTGATCTATCTTAATCAGGAATTCCTCGATCGCTGCGCCGGTTTGGCTGTGATCCTGGAACATCCGGACAGTGCGACGTTGAACAGCGAAGAATATATCAATCGCACGATTGGCTCGATCATGTTCGCCTACATCAAAGGCGACGAGGTCTGGGGTATCGCAAAGGTTTACGACGACGCGGCCATTGAGTTGATGACGACGCGCCCAACCAGCACGTCTCCTGCTGTCGTTTTCAAGAATCCCGACGTCAACTCCAAGTTGACGCTTGAGGATGGTTCGGCTCTCCTCATCGAAGGCAAGCCGAGTCTACTGGACCATATTGCCGTGCTTCCTGACGGGGCTGGCGTTTGGGACAAAGGTGGTGAACTTGCTGGCGTCGACCAAAATGGAACCGATGTCCGCGTGGATTCACAAACTGGCAGAGAAAAGAGTATACTGGACCCAATCAAACTTCACCGATTGGGGCAGAGCCTTCAACTGCTTGACATTCGTATGAGCAACTACGTCTCCCAAAGACGCCGTTAAAACAACCCTAATTGGAGCATTGAAAAATGGCCGAAGAGCATATGGAAGAGCACAAGGCTGACGCCGAAGCTGGCGAAAAGCTGGACAAGATTCTGTCGCACCTTGATTCGCTGTCCAAGCGTATGGACGCGATGGAAACGAAGGACGACGCCGAAGAAGAGTACGACGACGCCGAAGAAGCCTGCGACGACGATGACGACGACGCCAAGGCTGACGACGAAGAAGTGGAAGCCAAGTCGGACGACGATGACGACGACGCTGAAATGGAAGAGTTCGAAGAAGAGCCCAAGCGCGTCGCCGCTGACAAGAAGCGCAAGGACGCTGAAGAGGAAGAGATGAAGGCTGCTGACGCTGCCGATATCCGCAAGCGTATCGCCGATGTCGAACGTATGCTGCCCAAGCAGCTGTCCGACGCCGAATACGCCAAGTTCTCTGACGCCCAAGCCAAGGCCGACAGCGTCTATCAAGCCTTCGGCGATAGCGCCCCGCGTCCGCTGAATGGCGAAGGTCTGATGGCCTATCGTCGCCGTCTGGCCCGTGGCCTGCAAAAGCACAGCGCCAAGCTGAAGGAAGTCAACCTCGGCAAGATCGTCGACTCGGTGGCCTTCGGTTACATGGAAGAGCAAATCTATTCGGACGCCATGGCTGCCGCCATGTCGCCGGTCGATCTGCCCCGTGGCGCTCTGCGCGAAATGAAGCGTCCTGACACCACGGGCCGCATCATCTCGACCTTCGTCGGCGAACCCCGCGCCTGGATGGGTAGCCATGCGGCTCCCCGCCGTCGTCTCGTCGGCGTGACCAAGAACTAAGTCACGCCCCTTCGCAACTCATTCAGGAAAACACGCAATGAGCGCCCAAGTCTCCTTTAACCCGGTGCTGACCACCACCGCTTCGGGTTCTTTCAATGTCACTTCGGACGGTTACATTCAGGGCACCGCCCAGAACGACCCGGCTGTCCGTTATCAGCTGGCTGGCGGCACGCTCGCCACCAGCGAAACCAAGCCCATGTGGGGCGGCGTCGGTATCTCCGAAAACGTCCCGGCGGGCTCGCTTGGCGGTTCGATCGTTCGCGCGACCAGCCTTACGCAAACCTCCAACGGCGGTCTCAATGGCTTCTCGGTCTTCGACCAAGACAACGCCATGACCACGACCCCGCAATCGCCGGTCCCGCTGGCGGGTTCGTCCATGATGGTGAACTACTACCGTCTGGGTTCCAACGCCCGCATCGCGGTCGCGGCTGATCCGGCCCTGGCCTCGCACATCGGCAGCACTGTCGGCGCTCAAGTGTCTTGGGATTTCGTGAACCAAATCCTGGTTCCGTACCTGGGCACCCTGACCGTTTCGTCGGGCACCTACAACAACACCACTGGTGTTGTGGTGCTGACGATGTCGGCCCCTGTGACCTTCAGTGCGGGCGACGCGATTGTCGTTTCCGCTCTGACCGGCACGGGCGCTTATGCCTCGCTGGACGGCACCTTCACCGCTCTGTCGGTTTCCGGTTCGACCGTGACCTACAATGCGGGCGCTGGTCTTGGCGCGGCGACCATCACGGGCGGTTCGCTGACCCTGGGTTCTGGCGCTTCCTCGGCTCTGCCGGTGAAGGTGCTGGACATCAACGTCGGCAACTCCATGACGGTCAGCTACGACCCAACCACGGGCTTCGCCACCTGGAACCGCAGCGGCACCACCGCTGTGATCCTGATCTAACCGGCATTCGCCAGAGCAATAGGAGACATCCATCATGGCGAACATCGCCGCCTCTTTTACTATCGTGAATCCGAGCTACATCGATCCGGGTATCCTGCTCCCCTACTCGCAGGCTTCCGGCGCGTTCGATCTGCTCGCTGACGGCCAACCGCTGACCCGCCTGTCGGACGGCGACCTTTATGCGTACATCAAGCGCATCGACGTCCGCACCAAGGTGTCGGCTGGCCAAGCCGCCTACAACATGCTGCCGAGCATCAACACCACGATGTCGATGATCAGCACCCCGTCCTATCTGCTGCGCGTGCGCGGCGAGTATGACCACCACGACACGGCGGCGATGGGCCGTTGGGGCGTGAGCATTGTTGAGGCTCAACGTCTCGGTATGCGCCAAGGCCACTTCCAGCTGGCCCGTAACGCCCTGCTGTACGGCTTCAACCCGGCCAATGGCGAAGGCCTGCTGAACACCCAAGGCGCGACCTCGGTCCCGCTTCCGGCGGACAGCAACGGCAACGACACCGTCGTCACCTACGACAACGGTCAAATGGCCACCTTCCTGCTGACCCAAATCAGCGCGCTGAAGACCCGCACCAACCAACTGGGCATCGGTCGCAAGTTCACGATCCTGGGTCCGCAGCGCGTCCTTGGCGCGTTCGAATACCAGAACATCGTGCAACTGGTCCAATTCCAGCGCGTCGGCGCTGGTTCGACCTCGACCGCTGGCATGGTGAAGGACGTCGCCGAATGGAACGACGACGAAATCACCTGGGTCTATGACGACACCCTCATCGGCAAGGGAGCTGGTGGCACCGACGCGGTGATCATCAATATGCCGGAAGTGCAGAAGCCGCAGGGCTCGAAGGTCAACACCAACGAATTCGCCAAACTGGCTCCCGGTATTGAGGCTTGCGCCCTGCAATACTGCGATATGGCCGCTCCTCGCGAAATCCCGACACCTCTGCCGGGTGGTGCGATCGACGTGCTGTCGGAATGGCGGATCACCTCGGGCTGGGGCATTCGCCCCGAGGCGATCACAATCGTGAGTATGGCGTATCAATAGGCATTAACACCGACGCGCCTCGGCTCGTTGTGTATGGGGATCGCGCCTTAAACGCGGTCCCCGCCTTGCTCTAAAATCAAACTCCCAAGGAAGGGAAACTGACTATGAAAATGTACATCGCTAATTGCACCAACCAAGTGCAAGACTTTATGTATCGCATCCCCGAAAATACCAAGCTGATGAAGCAAA